ACGTCAGATGTGTTTGGATAAACCTTAATGGTAACCGCAGTAGTATTGATAATAGTAACAGAAACGCCTACAGCAGCAGTCGGGAGTTTGACCCCTTGGTTTGTTGTTGCCGAGGTGACAATATTGACTGTTTTTGTCAGCGCAGTTGCAGTGCCTTGATCGGTTCCTGCTGCAGCAACCGATGCAGTTACCGATGGGATAAATGCGCCAGTTAGTGTCAGGTTCTCGAACGATGGACTGTCACCAGATTGATACTTATCGTCATTGAGGTTGGTAAAGTTATCATCAACCTCATTATTTGTTAAAGGTACGCCCTTGGCGGACCTCAGTGTAATTGTGCTCATGCTTTCCTACCTTCATGATTGTTGAGAATTTGTGTTAACAAAGATTTAATTTCCGTCATCTCATTCTTTAATTCATTAATCTCAATTCCATATGACTTCATTTGTTTAAGTCTTTCACGTTGTGCATTATATGCTGCTAATTCGTGTTTATCAGTAGAGACAATTGCTTTGGAGTCTCCATCTCTAATGTATTTATTCGTATCTTGAAGTGCGAATTTTGCCATATTATACCTGCAGCGCGATTGCTCTCAGTTCCTTAAACTTAGGAACAATAGAACTGTTGTTAGAGAACATGACAATCTTAATCGCCATTTTGTCAAATTTGGTATAAGTCGCACCCGAATACGTGTATGTGAAGGGTTCATCTTCTAGTTCGTCAACTTTATTTGCCTTTGGTATTTTATATTCATACTCAACAAATCCAGCAGCGGCAGTAGAACTTAGTGGCGATACGCTCGTCTCTAGTTCCAACCAATCAAGATCTTCAAAGTTTCTAGAGTCTGATGCATTCTGCAACTTAGCATATATTCTTGCTGAAGTTCCTGCTGGTAGATAATTACTCAGATAGACCCTCAAATCTTCTGAGTTACCATCAAGATTAACTCGGCGCGAAATATATTTAGAACTTGCAGTACCAACATTAGTATCTTCATCTCTATTACCATCATCTGAATTGATGAAGTTAGAAATACAAATCAATGAACACTTTCTAAGATCGATCACAGGAGAAACTGTATCAGTCATTGTTTTCATACCAAACCGAAGATTCATTGACTTATTACCGCCAAGATCAGCAGTCTCATTTGATTTTGAGAAAATTGCTGCTTCTGTTAGGATGTCATTTGTTTCACCAAACGTCAGACGATCGTATGTAGATCCTGCACTAGATGCTCCACTTGCAGTCTTGGCATAAGTCCAAACACCCGTAGTTGGCGTGAAGTCCATGTAACCGATATTAGTCTGGATAGAGTTGATCAGTTTATTTTCAACTTCAGTAACTGTAGTTTTGATTGTTCCGTTTGTGATTATATCTGCGGCAGTAAATACACCTTCCTGCACAACAATCTTCAGAACATTATACAACGGATCATATTGCTTAACATAACCATACTTTGGTTCATCAGCATCAGAATTATGCCCCTCGACATAAACCTTTTCACCAGCAGTGAACTTGGTCGGGGTCACTGCATCATTAGAAACAAGAAGCATCTGCTCTGAAAGTGCAAGATAGTCATAGTTAGAATTCTGGAACTTGGCAGTCGAGATAACTGATGTATCAAAGACTGCGCGATACAGAGTAAACTTCATATCTTCTGCTTGCTTTTCGCTCCATGTGCGATTGTTTGCAGAAGTGAACAACATACCAACATTTGGTTGTTCTGAAATTCTCTTAGAAACACCAGAAATACCTACTTCATTTTCACCGAGTTCCGAAACCCATGCAGTATATCCAGGATCGTTACCCGCAGGTAGAAGAACGAAACAATATTCTGTATTGTTTTGCAGATATACTGGTGATGGGAATGTGAAGCGAGTTTCTGCGAATGATGTTACTTCACCTGCGAGATTCTCAGTTGATACAGCAACCTCGTCTGCACTCAAAGTAACTTCGCCGAATGGAAGAACCTTCTCTGATGGAAATCCGTTAACCATCTCACGAAGTTGTAGAGTAATTGGAGCAGTTCCCTTAGTTCTGAAGTATACATCCAGACCAGTTGCGAATGTTCCAAATGGCATACCATCAACAAAGAAACTTTGTGCGAGTGGATCTAATGCTCCGAAAGGGCCAATACCAAAGAACCCAAGATTTCCAAAATCTGGAAACCCATTATCGTCGAAATTAAACTCTACCAACTCAGGTTCTGCTGGTGGCCCAGGAGGAGGAGGTGGCGGTGGAGGCGGAGGTGGTGGCGGTATAATTGGAGGAACTGGAACTTCTCTCTCAACAACAATAGTGGGATTATTAGTAATATTAGTAATTTCTTCCACTAGAGTAATATTATTAACCACCGTATTTACAACATTGGTTTCATTAACTTCTATTGTATTGTTAGTAACATTAGAAACGTTTGTAGTGTTGTTAACAGTCGTAAAGGTGTTATTTACTGTAGTATTCTGAATTGTTCCAACTGTTCTCTCGCCGATGCGATTTGCAGTAGTATTGTTTTCAGTCACCGAACGAGAATCACTAACATTAGTGAAAGATACTTTTGCCTCTCTCGTAGAAACAACAGTTCCCTCGACCACCTGCGAAAGACCATTCGCGGAGAATGAATTTGTCGCTGAAGTTGTAATGAATGGTGATCTATTAAATGCATCGTCGCAAACTCTAAAGTTCTTGGTTCCTGTTCTAAACGTACCAGCAGGAATTTTAAACTGAATTGCAAGTTCGCCATTGGCATCAGTAACCAACGGAGCACCATAAACACCCGTTGGACCAGCAATAGCATATGCAGAATATTCTGCTGGATCAGTCGGTGATGCAGTTAGAGCAGCACTTGATAGTGGGCGACAATGTGCTGTAACATCAATACCGTCAAAGAATGGATAGATTCTTGTCAGAGGTTTTAATCTCTTAGTTTTAACTGTAATTGTTACACTTCTCATATATGGAATGATAGAAGCATTTGTTACGCGATTACCAAGATCCCTCGTCGTAGTTTCTGGAGTAACACCCATAGTCACACCTTGACGTGTTTGACGCTGCGTAGTGGTTGTCGTTGAGATCTGAATTTGCTCTTGGAAAAGAGTGTCACCAGATACGCGAGTCTGTCCACCTGTTGTAGTTGTATCGGTCGAAATCGAACGACCAGTTACGATGTCCTGCCAGTCATTCCATTGAGTTCCCCATGCATTTGCCATGGCAGCAAAGTTGTCGTAGTTGCCGTCAAAGTTTACTGCGAGGTCAGGAAGTTGTGCAGTATCTGTCCAGTTATCAACTGGAGGATCTAGGGTCATATCTCCAATGTAATTGAATAGGAGTTCTCCAACGCAGTTTCTAGACTTCGAAGCAAATTTATTCTGAGTAAGAACACCATAGTTATATGGAAGTGTTAGAAGATCGCCTGTCTTTTTTACGCCAATAGAATTTGCAGAATCAAAAATTAGATCAACATTTTCGATATTAAAGTAAGGACGGAGTTCTTGATTGACTGCATCAATCGAGCAACTATAGTTGAGATCCTTTGGATTACCTACATTGTGTCCAGTAAACGCATCTACTAGAATACCATGTTTAAATCTATTCAACATTTCATCTGTGGCACTCGGAATAAACAGAGACTCTGTTGCTTTTTCGAGAAGTGTCAGAGTAGTATAATATTCTAGGCGAGAAACACGTTGTTCAATTGCACCAATATCGCGCATTGTATAGCGTCGATTATCAAGGGTGCGGAAAGTTACACCATATTCATTGCGCCCTGTTGACTTTGCAACATTAGGAGCAAGCGAAGGATATGGTGGAATTGTAACGATCGCAATACACATCGCGTTTTCTGGAGTAAGTGGTTCGACAGGAGTTAGTGATGGAGTTCCACTAACTGCGCTGAACACTCCATGGTCATCCATTACGATCTTGTCTTTACGACCAACGTAATATTCGTAGTTGATATTAATTTCTTGCTCAGGACGAGGAATAGTAAGATTACTCAATCCCAATGGTTTAAATATTGTTCCAGTTGAATTTGCTGGATTGACTGGTACTGACTCGATTGTTGCAAATGTAGCAGGTGTAACTGAGTCGGTAATTCTTACTCGGAAGTCCAGCGTGTCGCGTAGGTCATACGATTCACCAGTCGTTGGTGAAGTATAAATTGGAATCTCGTATGTCTTGATAAAGGCACTATCAGGTTCTGCACTATCCAATACATCATATGAGTCGACCGCGAAGTAACCAGCATTCGTTGACAATGTGACATGAGTAAAGTAACTAAACTTGACAATCAGATTAAAACCTTCCAGGGAAGGTGCATTATTTGCTTGTATAAGTTTAGCAAGTTCGTATGTGTTATCACGCTGACCATTATCCAACGTATATTGCGAGGTGATATCAGTACCTGTTGTTACAGCGGCCGCACGTGTAGTGGTTCCAACTGGTGCTCTGTAAACAGCATCAACAGAGAATACGTCAGCAACGCCCAAGTTTAATGACGCAGCGCCATCTACCTTGAAGAAGTATTGATTATTGTTACCTGTACCCGAAAGATTTATTGCTGAACCACCCGAAGATGCAGAAACCGAAAATGTATTCGTCCCAAGATTGATTGCGAAATATTCAGTTCCATCAGTAAGTCCGCCGATCGGAGTTCCGCCATTCGCTTTATACTTGATTTTATCATTCGTTTGCAGACCGTGATTATTATATGTAATAACTTCAGTGCTAGTATTTACTCCAGTAGTAGGAATTTTTAGTGAAAGGTCAAACGCAACATGTCTCGCTCGGTTCAGAGTTTTCCTAAGAGGCGCAGCAAAGTTTGCTTCGACTGTAGAATATACTGTAACCGTATCAGAGAAACCAAGTCCAGAAAAACTAATAATTTGCGAAGAAGGATCCTGTGCATCAACTGTGCCTACTGTTAGATCAACAATTGCACCACCAGTATCTCGAACCATCAAAAGATTTCTATTGATGTAAGTTTCAATCGCATCATTTTGATCTTGGATAAAGAACTCATTGCCCGATAGTGTAATGCTACCAACACCCGATGTTATATCAATATTTTCATATACCTTAGTATAATATAACGATGTTTCATAACTACCAGAAGGAAATGGTGGTTTGATTGTCTTAGTAGCACGCGATGGCATTCTATAGAGTAGTTTATTATATTGTGATGACTTCAATACAGATTCAACAACGTCAGCATAACCATCGTTGGTTCCACTGGTCGAGTAATACAATCCACTAACGTCGGCGAAGTCTCCTGCTGTCATCTGAACATCGTAAACGTAGATGTTATACACTGCAGTTGCAGTTCCTGGAGCATCAGGTCCAACATGTTCAATGTGACGAACACGAGCAGTACCAATTTCAGTACCTTGAACTGCTGTCTGTGAACCAGAAACGCCGTTTTGCGGGTCGGTGCGTAGAGAAATCTTAGAACCATCTAGTGGCAGAACACCCTTATAGTCTGTTACTACAACATAGTTGCCATAAGCAGAACTAATGGGAACACTATATTTCTGTACGGTGTCAATACCCTTTTCAGTAATAGCATATTCTGTCTGGCGAGTTTCGTACTCATAACCGCGAACATATGCTTTACCCGCTTCAAGACCGACTGCAAGAAGAAATTCATCACCACCAAGTTCTTCGGTATAAAGACCGTTATTGCCACCAACATTTAGATGTTCGCGAACAAGAACAGGAAATGCCTTTGTCGTATAATTACCTGATTCATCATATGTTCTGCGTGCTAGATTGTCGCCAAGTTTGGCATAGATGTCAGAGGTATGTGTTCTATTAAGACCACCAGAAACAACTGTTGCAACTTCATAATATCCGTCTGGGATTGTATCCCCAATATTGACGAAAATTAGGTCAGTCGATACATAGTATCTATCTGCGCCAGGAGCAGCAAAGTTATATGTGCCTTGTGCTGGATCGAGAAGAGTCTCGCCCACTACACCGTCTCCCGTGTCTAATACTTGCTCATCTGCACCAACGCATACACTACCAGTTGGGTTGCCAGTATACTTTGAAAGATAAATTGTCTGCGAACTATGGAGAATAAATTTACCGTCGATATAAAGAATACCTTCACCGACAGTCATGCGAGTGGCACGACCCCAATAGTTATTTGTCAATACGTCAGTATCAACTTCAAGTGCTTGAACAGTAAATATATCATCTGCTAGAGGGTCTGTATCCTCTGGGTCTGGAGTTGGCAAAACTGTAAGAGTTTCTGCGCCAGTGAAGTGGACAGCATTTGTGCTACCATCACCGCTTGTGTATCTCAGGTAAAGAGTTCCTGGATCTGTTGCTGTTGCTTCAATTGCGTCTACGATTACTGCTGTAAGATTGTTACCGCCCTCGACTGTTCTACCGATATATTCTGGCAGTCGTGCATTTCCAGCAGCATTTGCATCAATTTTTACATATGATAATTCATTATCAATCTGAACGTCGCAACCTGAAACGATCGCGCCATTCTTGAAAATATGGTCGCCGAACTTATTAACTTGATTTTGGAGAATGGTTTGTAATTGTGTAAGTTCGCGAGCCTGAACCGCATATCCAGGTTTGAAGAGAATTCTATGAAACTTGTTCGCCTCATCAAAGTCATCATAATACGGAGATGTATTTAAATTCAGTGCCATATTTTCCTACTTCTTTTAAAAATTGATCAATGCTCTGATTTTTTCGACTTGATCAGATGTTCTAATTATTTTAACTCTATTATCTAGATATATGATTTCACCAGTTCTATTGTCAACTTCTGGTTCCAGATAATCAACAAGAATAGGTTCTGCTACTGTACCTATATTAAAGGAATCGGGTACAATAGATCCTAATGCCACTTCTGTATTCACATTAGTCAACTGAGTCGATACATAAAGTTTTGGTATAATAGGCAACAAGTGAATTCTATCTACGACACCATCATTATTACTATCTTCTTTTTGGACAACAATGAATCTTCCTCCATCATCGCCCTCAATAACATCATCATAATCTACCAATTCAGGATTATTTATTACGACAACATAACAACAATTGCCAGTATTTGAAGTAAAGTTACTAGAAGATCCGAAAATTCTAGGATTCTTTACAATACCTAATTGTCTAAAGTCGTTGTTTAGGAATGTGTCAGAGGTTTCATTGGTAAGAGAAACCGTCAACGATAAACTCTTAGCAAACAACTCTTTCTGTGGGTTCGACCCGTGTCCACCATATGGTGAGATAATTGCTCTGAACCTTGCGCCAGTTCCTGGAGAATTTTCAGAAGCATTAACTACAGAAATTTCAGCAAAACTATAACCAGATCCTGGATTTGTAATAGTAATGCCAGTAACTTCGCCGTTAGTTAATGTCAATCTTGCTTGCGCATCTTGTCCATCACCTACAATAGAGACAGAGGCATCCCCTTGGATGTAACTATTTCCACTTGAGAGAATTACTATTCTGTCAATAGTTCCAGGAATGGCGGCCGCCTCCACATTTTCTTGTGGTGTGCCACCCTCAGTAAATCCAAGCACCGCAGCTGCAGCTGCAGTTTCGGTAATTGAATCACCAGCGACAGGAATGAAATTGATATTCGCAAACGAGAATCCAGATCCAGGTTCGGTTACTGTGACTGAAACTACTTTACCAGCAGTTGCACCTGTTCCCAAAGCAGCAGTTGCTCTGGCACCAGTATAACCTAAACCACCGTTTGTTACAGTAATTCCAGTAATTACACCCCCCGTGATAACTGCAGAAGCAGTTGCTCCAGTACCAGTACCTCCTGCAAGATACACCTTAGTTCCTTCGAATGTTAGCGAATGTGCATCGCCAATACCGAATGAAGTAAAGTCAATCGCAACATCTGTATCTGCATCATCATATGAAGTGGCGAGTTTAATTGTATTTGCATCAATACGAATTACATAATACGATCTATTGTGTGTTAATCCACCAATAGAATTTCCGCCGCCATTTGAATATTTGACGAGATCAAGGTTCGTAAACCCATGACTAGTGATACTAATTTCGTCGGTCGTGAGTGAAATATCACCCGTAGAGGATCCATCAAAGGTTTTAGAGAGCGCAGATCTATACCCCGATCCACCATTCGTTACTACGATTTGCGAAACAATATCTTGATTTGCTCCATTTGTAGCACAAGTAGCAAATGCTTCTGCATCTTGTCCTGTGGTACTGTCGATGATTACATCAGGTGCAGATTTACCGTCGCCCTGAATACGAACATACGGTGCAGATGAGTATCCTGAACCACCGAACGTAACATCAATTCTGTCTACAAACCCGTTTACGTCATATTGTGGTTCACCAAACCCAGACATCTTACGAACTGGAATATGCGTTGGTGTTAGAAACTTGGTGACATCACCTGCTTCGACACGAAACATAAATTTCCA